TTATCACTTGCTCAAAATCCCCAGTCATTTCACTATTATTCTTAAACTCAATAACAGGAACTTTTCCAAATAAATGCGGTATTCCTTCACCGATTGCTATTGTCTTTCCTTCAACTACACAATCATAAAAAAATTTGTTATCGTAAACCTTAATGCTTTTATACTCTCCTTTCCTTTCCCCTAATTGATAAAGAATAGCAAATAATTTATTATGCTCAACAGTATCATCATAAACACAAATACAATTTCTATCGTCTACAATAGCACTTCTAGTATCATTTCCTACATTATAAACCAATTCATACTGCCTACCAAAAATGCCCAACTTCTTAACTATCTCATTATCAGTATTAGAAATTACTTGTTCTCTGTATTGTTCTAAAACTTCTTCTGCATCAAACTTATCATCAATTTTATAATCAACAGGATTACCTACTAAGTATCCAGTATTCAAATCGACTATATAACTTGCGTGATTAACAACAACTTTGTTATTCTTTGCTGTTTTCGGTTTCGTCCTTTCGAGAATATCGTGATTGCCAATATAATATCTGTCTAATCTCTCAAACCTCTCTCGCTCATCTTCATTTACTTCAATAGCCATCTTGATTAAATCAGCACTCAAACTTACATCTTTACTAACTGTGAACATTTTTCTTGATTAACAATTTATAACAAAACTGTTTTATAAAATTGTTTTATTTCTTTTCCTACTATAATCGTATCAAAATTATAACATAATTACAATTTCAAATTACAACTCTTACTATTTACAACCTTTACAATCCAAGCAATTCCCTATTCAAAATCTGTACTTCCTGCTTATTTCCTAATTTCTCCATTGCGATATATCTGAGTGCATCGACGCTATGATTCAACTCGTCAATAGGTTCATTTAACATATTCCCATTTCTATCTTCTTTCCATTTATATTTTCTTAACTCATTTTCCATTTCAATACTCCTTTTAGTTATATGTATCTTAAAAGATTTTAACAAATCAATTCCATACCTTACACTATCAGCACCTTTGTACGCCCCTTTAATATTAAATCCTGCTCTCCTAATTTCTTCAATACTTTTCGGCTCACTACTATCACCAACTATCAAATCACCACTATTCACTTTTAACTTCTTTAATTCGTTTATAATATCACTATTCAGCATTCCAGTTCTATAAATAGGATTATCTGCATATAATTCCTTATCAAACTCCCAAAGACCAACTAATGCAGTAGGGTCGTTTCTAAAACCAAAGTCCAGCCCATATCCCAAAAACCTAGCACCATCAGGAATACCCTCTACAATATCCCAGTTAACAAATATTACACCTTGCAATTTTGCTTTATTCCCCAAACCATAGACTTCCCACATATAATTATCAGCCGTTCCGTTCCTAATATTCTCTGGTGTAGGTTTGTAACTTAAAATCTTCTTTCTGATATTTTCTTCCAGAAAAGGATTGTCCCACATTGTGCTTTTAATTACACATACATCAGGTCGCTTCTGAATATCATAAACCCAGCCCACATCATTATACGGATTGTAGTCTATTAAACCACCTTTTGTAGTTCTCATTTCTAACTGGTCAAAATGCCTTTTTTCAACTTCTAATGCTTCATTAATCCAAAACCAGTCCTGTTTTCTTCCATGTAATTTCTCTGCATAATCCAAACCAAAGAATGCAAACTCACTACCATTTACATTATAGACTTGGTCTGCTCTATTAAAGTTTATTTCAGGATATACAGGGACTTCTAGCATTTCAACTAGTTGCTTAAAGTCTACTAGCAAAGTGCTTTTAATCCAAGTTAGTTTGTCCCTGACAATAGTAAACACTTCTCCCTTTCCATCAATAGCCCTACCAAATAAAAACTGAAATATACTGTATGTTTTTGAGCTACGTGACCCTCCTTCGTGTTCAACTATCTTGTATCCGTTTTCAAATGCCTTAACAGTATCGTCCAATAGCCAAGAGCTTCCAATTCTTTTAATAGCTTCATTCTCGATAGTTTCATTCATTTTCCTTGTTTAATTCATTATTTTCTAACTCGCCATTTTCTAACCCATTATCTTCTAACTCACCCTGTCCATTCTTACCCCCTTTTTTATTAACAATCTCAAATATATATTTTTGTATTCCCTTTCCATCACTTGTGACATCAATGTCCTGTTGAGGTCTGCCTACATTCCTATCCAGAAAATCAATAGTAAACCTCTCCTTTGTAATATACTGCATCAGCTTTGTTTCTAAAACCGTATGCCTATCAGGATTTTTCTTAACATCTTCCTTTAATTCATCAAACTCTTTAACCGACATATTTCTCAACTTGGTCATCAAGTCCATTATCTCCTGCCTTGCTCTCTTTCTTTCCCAACCAGCCCTCTTTTGCTCTGGTGTCGGTTGATTATCTTTTGTAAAAGGTATCGGTTTTAAGTTCTGCAACCTCTTGTCTTGGTTTTTATCTAGGTTATTCATAACATAATCATAACATTTTATATCCTATATTTCATATTTTATCATAGCTATAATTTCTTTGCTTTCTTCCCTGTGAACTTTTCCCATCTGTCAATTATTACCTGACAGTAATATGGGTCAATCTCCATCATATAACATTTTCTATTAGTTTGTTCACAAGCTATTAGGGTTGAACCTGAACCACCAAATGGGTCTGCTACTATTTCGCATTCTTTTGTTACCAAGTCTATTGCCCTTGCAGGTAGCTCTAATGGATAACAGGCTTCGTGCAATCCTTTTATTTGTGTTTTACTCGGTCTTATCCTCCAATAGTTAGTCATTGTCTTCCCTGTCCTTTTATTCATAAAAACATCATTTCTGTTAGTTGATAGTCCAAACATCTCATATTCATTTCTCATATTATCCTCATCTCCTACCACCAGAATATCCTCGTATGTCCTCGTCAACTGCTTATTACTCACTACTGGCATCGCCGTCTCTTTATCCCATACTATCAGTTCTAAAAACTTCAGCCCTGTTTCCTTCGCTATCTTGTACATTATTTCTAGAAACTCCCACCTACTATTCTTATTGTATGAAATATTCCAAAATAAATATCCATCTAGCCACTTCCTCCACCCATTAACCACATCAAGATTGAATTGTATATATTCCTCACTTTTCTTGTTATCATCATAATGTGCATATAAATCAGCACCCATATTGTATGGTGGCGATGTAAATATGCATTTAATATTCCGTTCATTCATTAGTTTTTCTACATCTTCTATCTTTGTACTATCTCCACACATTAACCTATGCTCTCCTAGTTGATAAATATCCCCTAACACAACAGTAGTTTCTAAATCTTCAGGCTCTTCGTAGTTATCTTCTTTAACCTCAAATCCTACTTCTGGTAATAAATCGTCAATTCCCAAGTTCTCCAAAACATCACCAAACTCCTCTCCTAGAATATCCAAATCCCAATCACCCCTATGTGTATTATCTGTTATAATTATTTTCTTCCTTTCTTCTTTACTTAATTTCCTGTCTGGTAAACTAACCTCAACTTCAAAATCCTGTCCATATTTATCCAACAACTGCTTATATCTCTGATTACCACCTAAGATTACATTCTCCGTATCAATAATCAACGGTCGGAAGTTTCCCATTTCTTCAATATCTTCTCCAAGTTTCTGATAATCTTTATCACTAATTTTTCTAGGATTATTCTCCAATTGCTTCAAATCACCAAGCTTTCTTTTCTCCGTGTGCCACTCTATTTTCATATTAAAAGCCATTAAATTATCTACTCTGGCTCACCATATTTCTCAACTAGTTCCTTGTATTTCTTCTTATATTTATCTCCTATTTTATTCAAATCACTTTCCTTAAATCTTACTAAACTCCACTTGTTGCTAATTAAACCATCTACTACTTCCTTCTCATAATTATCATACATATACTTTGCATATAAATCTAACCTTCCACGACCCCACAGGTTACAAAATCTGCATTGCGCATTCACCCCTAGCTCATTAAACAAAACGGCGTTATTCCTGCCTTGCACAAAATGTCCTGCCTGTAAATCCTTAAAATTAAACTCTTTACCACAAGTTACACACTTGCCCCGACTAATACTTCCTGTTGTTTTAATACAATCTCTCGCTCTAATATATAAACTAAACCATTTCCAAGCCCTGTTCTTTGCTCTCTTGTATTCACTTGCCATACTCCATTGTAGCACCTAGCTCATAAAAGTCAAATCTGTTCATTATCAAATCTTTGTCTATTAAAACCATTTCACTTAAACTATCATCACCACCTTTTACCTTTTTCAAATATTTCCAGTTACTCCTAAT